TTTACTCTTATCAATTAATAATTTACCAACATCGATATGAAAATCTGGCGTAGCACTTGCCAAAAAGTCTTGAGGTGAAAATAACTTTCCAAATGTAATTAAATTTGAATAAGCTAGTTGTAAGGTTTCTTCATTTTTTGAAACATTACCATTTAGATTTAAATTTGCCATTTATTCCTTTGCATATTTTTCTATATAAAGATTTTCAAGTTCTGGAATAGAATATAAATCCCTAGATATAATATCACTCATTACTTCTTGCCCTTTAGGATTTAAAAAATCATATTTATCTTCATATTCCATAAAAATATTATATAAACTATCTCGAACAGATGGAGTTTTTTCAGTTTGACCAGAATAAGCTCTTGTTAAAAAATCTTCATATTTTTTAAATTGTTCTTTTTCTTCTTCAAAATCATATCCCGTTGAATGCCTAAACATAGACTTTAAAATTTCTTTTAAAATATTACTTTTATTTAAATATTGCATAGGATTCCCATATTCTTCTTGAGCCATATAATATGCATTTTTAATACTTTCAGGATTCCATGCACGCCCACTAACATCATGCAAATTATAATTTTCCGATGCATCTATAAGCATATCTACTAATTTAGGAATTTTTTGTTTTTTTGCCATTAATTACTATTTAGCCCATTCTGGTGTTGGGGGAATTGTAAGCTCTGTTAATAAGCTATCAAGAATAGATTTATTATATTCTTTTAATTTTTTATTTGCTTTAAAATCTTCTAATGCTTTTTTATTATTTTTTAAATCAGCTTGAGCCTGTTCATCAAATTCTTTTTTAAAATAAAAATTTTCATGCCATTTACCTATAAAGTCAGCAACATTAGGCCCATATTCTTCAGCAAGACTTTGCGTTACCAAATAATGCCTTAATGCATCTTGTTCTGGAATTTCATAATCATACTGCTCTAATAACATATCATTAATATTATCATGTATTGTTAATGGATTTTTTTCATCTGGGTGAAAAATATATGCTCTCATTAAATTATATAAGTCTAATCCATAATTTGGAGAGGTTTCAGGTCCTTGTTTTTTAAGAATATGGGAAGGATATGTTGTATCTACATTCTGAAGTTTATCTAAAAATGTTTCCTGTTGTTCTTTTGTAAATTGTTTCAATTTTATTATATATTTGTTAATTCAAAATGTGGCAAATCATCGAATCCATTATCTTCTAAATCTGTATTTTGATTCCAATCTCCACCCCATCTTAAACCAATGCCTTTTGATTTAGCAATTCCCATAACCATTCCAGCAAAATATGTCATTCGTTCTCTATCATCCCAATCAATTGGATATGGACATACGTCCACAGCATTTGACGGATTAGCATTATGGCGACCATTTGGCCACACAGCTTTTGAATTTCCAGATGCAACTGCCTTATCTTGGTCTTCTTTACCTCGATGTCCACATATTACTGAACAATCAAAGTGTTTAATTACCTCATTAAATATTTCTTGTAAATCTTCGTGACATGTTGCTAATCTTCTTTTTGATGTTTTCCCAAATCTTGGCATATTTTTATCCTTGTAGTTGTGCTAATAAATCTTCTAATGAAGTCGAACTTGGACCCATAGCTCCACTTCCTACTCCTGCAAAGCCTCCCATTGTTGATGGATAGACTAATCTTCTTCCTAATTCACCACCCATTCCACCTCCACCTGCAAAATCAACCATAGCTTCAGGTGTAGAAATTCCAAGCATGTTTAACATGATTAAGTTTAATAAGTTAGGGTCAGTATCACCCAATAAATCTGCTGCCGCATTATAATCTAAACTATTAATAAATCCGTCATCATTAAAGTCATAATCATAATTAGAGGCAGAGTCAATTATATCTTGTGTATCTAGTCCTGCCTCATCCCACCAAGTTGTTGGCTCCCAATCAGGATTTTCAAAAACATCACTTGTAATTGGTGCAATAGAAGGGCTTTCTTCAATTGGAGCTGGGCGACGTGGCTTAAAAGTAGGTTTTGGAGGCATAGTTTCATCATCGACAACTTGTCCAATCCCTCCTGTAAAATCACTATCTCCAACAAAGTCTAAATCAGGAGGACTTAAATACTCATCTTTCCAATACTGTTTAGAAAAATCTACATCAGATGGAGCAACTAGAAATGGCGAATCTTGTTGTGTATCTTGTCCAATTATCCCAAATCCAGGAGGTAATTCAGCTTTTTCTTTCCCTGCTGGAAATGCTCCAATAATATCTCCCTCCATCTCATCGTCAACAACTGATTCATCCTCTCCTGGAAAACCTGCCTCAGGCCCCAAAAGCATATCTGCTAACCAATTATCTGGAAACAAGTCAATATCAAAATCAGAATAATCATAACCTTCAAGTAAATCACTTATCCAATTTTCATACAAGTTAGCTTTATCTTCTACATTAATATCAGCAGCAGTTTGTAAATATTCAGGGCTCTCAAGAACTGTACCAGTTCCAAAGCCTTCATCAATATCTCCAATATCTAAATCATCTCCCATTGCTACAGGTTCCCAATTACCATCAACCAATTGCCATTCATATCCCTCTGGAAGTTCTTCTGTCCAGGGTTTATCAATTTCAGGAATTAAAGTACCTTCTTGCAAATATTCAGGGTCATCAAGAGCTGTACCAGTTCCATAGTATGCGCCAGGATTGAAAATTAAGTTTGCTAACCAATTGTCTTCAAATAAATCAATATCAAAATCATAATCATCATAACCTTCAAGCAAATTTTCTACAGGATTTAATTCCACTGGTTCCAAATTACCATCAACCATTTGCCACTCCCATCCTTCTGGAAGTTCTTCAAAATCATCCCATCCCAAATAATCTTCTTCTTTAGGTTTAAATTGAAAAGGAGGCGCAGTTATTAAGCCAGTAGGGGCTTCTATTGCATCAATATCTTCTTGAGGTATTTGAAATTGATTATCAAATGGAGGTTTTGGCCTTACTAAACTTTGTTCATCTTGGCCGATGATTTCGAACCAATCATCTGAGAACATAGATGACCAATCAAAATCTGCGGGAATATCAAAAGATTCTCCCATAATGAGATTTGCCAACCAATCATCTTGAAAAATAGATGACCAATCAATATTTCCTATTGGCTCTCCTCCAGGCAAATCTCCCTCCATCTCCTCATCCACCACTTGACCAATATCTGAAAAATCTCCAGACAAAGGCTTATCGACGACAGGCCCAATCTCTTCTTGCAAATATTCAGGAACATTAACAACAGTTCCAGTTCCAAAACCTTCATCATCAATAGGTGGTGCTAACTCTAACTCTACTGGCTCCCAATTACCATCAACTAATTGCCACTCCCAACCAAAAGGAAGTTCATCTTGAGGAGGAAGAAGTTTAGAATCAGCTATATTAATTTCATCTTGAGGTATTCTAGGTACTATGCTGGTTCCAGGTTTAACTCCTGGAGGGGCAAATGGGTCAATTCCTATCATTCCAGTTTCTCCTGCTCCAAATATAGGGTCTTTGTACAACTCATCTCCCACATCTAAAAATCCTCCAGTGTCAGGTAATATAGGTTTGAAGTCAGATATATTAATAGCCCACTCAGGCCCCTTAGATACAGTAGTAGGTTTGAAATCAGATATATTAATTGCATCACCAACAGGTTCCCAAGGGATTCTAGGGACTGGAACTTCAAATTGATTGTCTGGCTGATACCCAGGGATTGCTCCAATTGGAGATGTCTCAAATGGAGGTTTTGGTCTTATAAGCTTTTCTTTAATAGGAAAATCAATTGATGGTTTCGGAGTCGTCATCTCATCATCAACTACTTGACCAATATCTGAGAAACCTCCAACAGGCTGATATTCCCCTGATAATAGCCAATTATGGAAATTGTTGCCTGCTGCAGAAACATCTCCTCCTGCTTCATTGTAAAATTGCTGCCATTGATTCATTAAATAATTATAATCCGCACTTCCTTCGGTCATATCATAATCAGCATAACTTCCCATACTACTAGAAAAACCCTCATCTATAGTACTAGCCCAATTGTCCCAAAAGTCATCCCATGTTGGGTCTGGAGCAACACCACCGCCACCACCGCCAGTTCCTGGGTTAATATTTTCATTTGGGTTAAATTGTCCTTGTTCTCCTTCAATTCCAATAGTATCTCCATAATCAAATATTCCTCCACTTGTATCTCCAAATAATTGACCGCCACTGCCAGGTTGCCCAGTTGGAGCACTAAAAGTTTGCCCAGGAGGCTGTATTCCTTCGCCAATTAAAGAATCAGAAAAAGCTTTTGGTTGATTAATGTTTGGTTGATTGATATTATTAATATTTTGATTGGTATTTTGCATACCTTGATTTAAAAAACTTGTAAATGGTTTAAAATGTCCTGGCTTATGTGGCATTTATGCTTTTCCTTGTATAGAATTCTCGCCATAAATATACACAATATTATTGTTTAAATCAAATTCACTTTTGCATTTAGGACAAATCCACCCAGTAACTTCCTTATCTGAGTCAATAAGTCCAATTCTTCTAGTAAATTCTTCGTTTAAATAAAGGTCTTTATCACATATTGGACAAAGGTCTTTAGGTTTACTTCTCTTTGTGTGCAATGAGCTCTGTTTTGCTACCATCCTTAAGGGCCTCCATTTGTTCATCTGAAAAACCTGACCATACTGTAAGCTGTTCTTGCTTTGTATCTGTGTCAAATAACCCTGATATCTTAGATAATGACTCCAATGAACGCAATTTATCAGAATCTTTATCTGCAACTTCGGCAATATCCTTATATTTTGACAATATCCAGTCTGGAGTAATGCCTTCTTCTTGCAATACTTTCTTTATTTCCTCTTTAACCATCGT